GATGAGGAGAAGTATAAAATCTTAGGCTTCCATAGGATAGTTTTGTTTCACTCTAACATGAACGCCACCCATAGCGGAAAAAAGGCTATTGAGATGTATAAGGAGGCTGATGTAGTGGTTAGCGGACACCACCATCGGGGGGCGGTAGAGAAAACAACCCATAGGAATAATGCCAAGCCAATGATAGTATCCTGCGGGACATTTAAGACCGAGGACGCTTTCCTAAAAGATAGTGGCAGAATTACCCCTTTTGACATCTTCTATCCAACCCTGATGTTCTTCCCCCAAAGGCACAATGTTGAAGTAGTAGAGGATATAGATACCGCTAAAGAGATGATTGATGCTATTTATCAGTTTCACAAACATCAGGCAGTTTCAATGCTTGGAATGAATGGAAATCCTAAGTTACAGACCAGAACCTAAACCAAAGCCACCACCAGTTTCAAGACCAATAAAACCTGAAGTGAATTGGAGAATTAAACATAGCGGAGTGGGAGATAGGGTAAAACATAGACCGAAGTAGTTATTTATATTCTGGTCTTTTTTGTCTTTTACCAAGCCAAATAACAAATTCAGCAAATAATATTAACGCTTTACCTCTTTCTTTACACTTACCCTTTGGAAACCATATATCTAGTAGTTCTTCTAATTTATCTCTTTCTGGGAATGAATAGATTGTCATATTATTTCTCCTCAATCATCTTTTTAATTTTATCTATGGCTTCGTTAAACCCATAAGCATACCTTCTATCATCAGCATCATATATCTTAGATTTGTATATTCCCTTCTTATTTGGCATCTTCTTCAACATTGTATTTTTGAAAAGAGAGAGGAGTTTATCGGTAGCATCGGGAAAAGCGTATAAATGCTTATTCTTATTATGAACAGCCTCTTTTATAAATTCCATTAATATCTTCAGTATTTTACTTTTTAGATTTTTCATACCTTCCTTTCTTTATCATTTTTTTATAAAAATCTTCTGCTTGACTGATAAAAGGTTTTAAAAATGGTAAATCCTTCTCTATCTTCTTCTCTTTCCCTATTGGTTTAGTCATTTTGGGTTTCGTAATCCGTTTTTACCTAATTCAAATCCTAATACAAAACCAAGTATAAGAGCTAAAACATATCCTAAAAGTATTGGTAACATATCTCCGTTAATAAATTTATAAAGGACTATTTTCAATCCTCAACCATCTTATTTAATTGTGAAAAAATTTCGAGTCCTCCTGTGAGATAGCCTTCTAATGCTCTTAACTTAAATATAACATTAACGCCCTGATCTTTTTCTTCTGATAGTTTTTGTATTTCTTTAATCATTTCAATCGCTCTTTTTAAAAATGCTTGTTGATACTCATTTTCTGTCATATTATAAGTCTTAATTTAAAATTAATAATTCATCCTGTAATTATTCAATCACCACTAATACATTCTTCCCATTTAACCTTTTATCAGTCCAACCAAATATCTTATTTTTGGTTTTCTTATAGCCCTGCTTTGGAAAATAGACCTTCTTGTGAATTTTCTTTTTCATATTAGCGTATTAGAACAAATTTATAATCAGGGTATAACGCTTGAGCCAATCTCCATTTTAATTTACTTATCGGTGTGAAATAGCCCTTAGTTTCATGAATTTCAGCATTATCTTGTCCAGCTTTTACAACAACAAAATCAGCAATATAATTACAAATATGTTTTCCATTAACATCTAATCTCAAGACATACTGTGGTTGCCAATCCATAATTTCACTATTGTTTTTCATGTCATCTAAAATCATGGCATATTCCGCTTCGAAACGTGAATGGTATAACCTTCCTTTATACTGGCTGGGTGTGTTATGATATTTACTTCCCCACTTAATATATGAAGGAACTCTACCTACTTGCTTTCTTTTTGAAAATATTGGATTCGAGTTTTCCCTAGCGTATTGTTTAGCTAGAGCTTTAAGTGTTGATTTTCTAATAATCATTTTGTTTTTTCATATTTCTAATGGCGGTTGGGAGCCTCACGCTTTGGTCTTTATAAGACGTTAGCGTCGTGGAGAGTAAAAACTCTCTCTCCCTATTGGTTTATTCATAGTTTTTAGATAATTCTTCAGGTTTTAATTTTTTCATAAACATATATCCATGAGTAGGACAACTATCTATTCCACTATAATAACAATCGCCTTTAATACATTTATAAAAATCTTTTATAGTGGCGATTACTTTTATCTTATCTCTATTTTTCATATTTCTAATGTTTCTAATGGGGGATATATAATAATTTTTCTTGTACTATCTTGAAAAGCGACTATTGTGATTATTTTTTTCATATCATTTACACCTTCTAAAAACTAATAAATTTATTAACATAAAAATACAAATAGTATTTGAAATGAACATTATCCATCCTGCTAACGCCCATAAGTTTAGTTTTCCTTTACCGCAACAGAAAATGCAGTCGATCATGGTTTTATTTATTAAATTCTTTCTGGTCATATTCTCCTAAATATTTACCCTTTTTCCCGAAAACTTTAACCTTGCCTTCTACAAAAACAATCATTACTCCAAGTTTTAAAAAGTTAAAAAACCAATGTTTTATCGGTAATCCTAAAACGACTTTTATAGCCCAATAAGACGTAGTCCTGACCTGATTCCAGACCTGATTCCTGACCTGATTCCTGACCTGATTCCAGACCTGATCCCCGACCTGATTCCAGACCTGATTCCAGACCTGATCCCCGACCTGATTCCTGACCTGATTCCCGACCTGATTCCAGACCTGATGCCCGACCTGATGGGGAATTACTTTCTTAATGGCTTTTAATGAAGGAATTTTTGTTGCTTGATAAGGGTTATATTTTTCAATCGGTTGTTTTTTAAACTTTTCGATTTTATCTTTAAAGGTTAAAAGCAGAGGATTAACTTTCCTAGCCAATCTCTCAAACTTTGGATCTAAGAGTTTATCCCATTCGCCTGTAACATTCTTTAACCATTTAACAAGGTCTTTTTCTTTGGTTAATTTATTCTTAACTAGCCTTTCTACTAATTCAGTGGCTTTCTTTTCATCTATTTCCTTTAAAATATCTTCCGCTACATTATCGTAATGAACTTGCTGTATCTTTCTATGCCACCATAAATACTCGAATTTTCTGAACTTATCCTCATTAATTTTTAATTCTTTTGCCCCATCAGAATGAGAGGTAGTCTTTTTAGCATAAAGAGCTTTTTTATTGTTAGCGAAAATTGCTACTCCCGTACACATAAGATTTATTAAAATTTATAATGATCATAGTTTCTTAACTTTTTGTAACTTCCAAAGCTGTCCATAACTATCTTTAAACAAAGCTATACGATACGCCTCTGCATAATTCAACAATTCTCCTATAGTGGTAATTTCATTCCTGCTTGCTTTAAGTGTCGGATTACTTCGTACCCTATGAAATTTAACATTTAAACGCCTCTTCTTGAGGTTTTTATTCTTTTTACGAGTTACGGTACCTCTTTTTAATTCCGAGGCTACTTTTATGAACCTAAAAGTATCGCTAATTTTGTTTATTGTTGCACTCATACAAACAAAGGCATTTCAGCCTCTTTGTTTAAATCCTTAAAATAACTGTTAATAGAAGGATTTTTCTTGTAAATAAAGACCGTTGTCTTATTAGGAAGCCTTTTATTTATTATGTGTTCGTCAGATGAACAACGGTTGCCGGATTTACATTCACACCTGAACCATTTTCTTAAATTATTAATGGCCCGTCCATACTGCGTTATGTGTAGATGTTCGGTAAAGAAAGTAGGGTGTAAACCGTAAATATGGTTTTTCAAAGCTGATAAGATTTTGTGTTCTTGGGATTTACTCATATCGAAATAAAATGCTGGTAATACATGCAATTCACTAATCCTTTTTTGCCTAAGTTATATTCACATAAACAGTCATAAAGTGGTCTTTTATCTAGTCTTTTAGCAAACCACTTTGAAATTGTGAGTTTTGCTTCTTCTTCTGTCTTAAAACAAAATGTAGGAGTGGGGAGATAGCCATATTTGTTTGTGCCACCCTGTCTTAGACAATAACCGTGTAGCCCGACTTCCTTACCATCACCAGACTCAAGAACAGCTACCCTATTGACAATTTCTTCTAACGTATAACCTTCAAATGTCTTTGAACCGCCAGAGCCAGTAGTCTTAAGTGCTTGTTTTGGAGGTGAGATCGATGGCTCTTTCAGGACTAACTTATAGGCTTTGGCGGGGCTAAGTGAGATTTGGTAGTTAATCGAAACGGTAGTGGCGTGAACTGGTAAGACAAGCAGGAAAAACATTAGAAACATCAGTCCTTTAGCTTTAAGTCCGCTTTTAAAATACTGTAGCTTTTCGATTTCTTCTAAACGTTCACACTTACTGGAAAACTTCTTATCTTCTGGGGTATTTAAAATTTCTTGTTCTTCTTTTGTAAAAGGCGATCCCGACGGCGAAGCCGGAGGGATAATTGGTTTCTCTCTAACACTCTCTTCCTTAAGCTTCGCTTCGCTTTTCTTATCTTTACTTAATTTATCTTTACTTAACTTAACTTCAGCAGGAGTACTCGTCGAGTGCTCGTCGAACTGTGCGTATTTTGGTTTTGAAGGTTTATCAATCTTCTGATATTTGAAGAAATTTTTAATAAACCAGTATTCTTCACCATTTTCATCTTTAAAGAGTACTAGACCACCAGTCATTGATAACTCGTCGAGTAGTCGTGGAGTGTCAACATTCTCATAAGGAAAGATTTGTGCTTTTATCCAAGCAGGTCTATTTGGTAATGTAGCGTAATTGTCATCACAAATACCCCAAAGTCCGATAAAAAGAAGTCTTGCATGAGGCGACACAGTTGCTAGTTTTTCATCTAGCCAAAACTCTGGATCAATCATTCTTTTTCTAGCCATATTTTTACAAAACTGTTAAATCTCAACCCTCATGGGCTAAGCTACTCGTCCCCTAATAAGAGCTAAGATTTGCTCTGAATAACCTCTCTTTTATTCAGAGCGACTATTAATTGTTAAATAGACTGTGCATTTTTAATTACTTCTCCGGCACTTAGTTTCCATCCTTTACCTGAACAAACATGCCATTTACCTTCCTCACTAACCATAAACTCATCACCCTCTGGCCCATCAAGAAATCCCTTAGCCCTGTGGTCGTAAAAAGTACCACCATTTGAGGCGGCTCTCGGTTTCATGGGTTTGTTGTGGACTTTGCAAAACTCATCCTTTTGGGTTGGCCAGTCATCAGTTGGATCAACTTCTTTTGTTTTACCAATGGTTGCTTTCTTTATTTCATCTGCTGAAGCAACACCGTCTAGTATTCCTATACCCATTAGTGCTAAACAACGCCCTATTGATGAAGTAGACGCATTTTCTAGGGCTGATGTTTTATTAACCATCCCCTGCGATTCATCCGCTTGGGAATAATCGTTAAAGAATCTGTCCGGATTTTTAACATCCGGTAAAACCGTTGCTTTAATAACAACCTTTCCATTCTCGTATTTGATTATTTCGGTTGTTATTCTGCCGTTTGGACACATTTCATTAAAGGCTAGGATTCTATCCTTGACCATGACGTATTCGTGTCCTTTGATATTTATTGTTGGTAATTTATTCATATAAATAATCTTGTAACAATTTTTAACAGGCCACACTCTCTAAATGAGAGTTCCCTTTTCCCATAAAGGTCGCCAAATCCCCGATCATCACTTTCACATAACCAAAAGAGATGACCTGTTTCATGCCGTCTAGGAATGGTTGCTTCCCTGTAGCACATGACACACTCCTTGACAAACCTTCCTTTTTTTGTTATATTCTTCATAAGAATCCTTCATAAAAACTTGTAATTTTTGTGAATAACGTCAGTTCAAGCTGACGTTATTTTTTTACCGAAAATTCCTTCTGGATTTTTAAATTACTGACTACTTCAGGGTAGTTGGCCGCCACTATAAACGCATTAAAATGTTTATATATCCAGAAAGCGCCGAACATTAAAACTGCAAACAGGAAACCCAAAATATAAGGTTTAACTTTCATTAGTTTGTTTTTCATGATTTTTCACCCCGCTTTCCGTACATTACAATCAACTGTCTAATCCGTTCATAAGAGTAACTCCGGTTTAAACAAGTAGAATAAATATCCGCTAGTTTACGGAGGGTAAAGAATTTATTAAAATGCGCAGCCGTTTTACCGACAGTAACGTTTTCTATCATTGCCTTTGCGAACTCTAAGGCTTTTTGACTTTCCGGATCGATTGTGCTATGATTGTTTGTCATAAGGCTCTTATCATAGCTCCGTTACTATCTTAAAGATGATATAATTAAGATAATAAACGAAGCTAAACTTTCAATAATTTAAAGTCTAACATAGTCTTTTTTATTTGTCAAGTGGTAATTGATTAGTAATCATATTTAGCCTTATGATAATAATTAATGTTAAAGTTAAACGAAAATCAGTTTGCAAATTATTTATACTTAAACCGCCAAGTAAAAGACTCAACTGTTAAATCGCTCTCCTACTTCTTCCGTCATATAAAAACTTACTTTGAAAATATTGATTTTAATAAAGAAAACGTTGATGCGTTTATATATGATAGACAAAAAGTTAATGAAAAGTCAACCCTAAAAAATTATATCCTAGTTCTCCACCATATCGGCAAGATACTTCACCTTGAATTTACTAAAGATTATAAAACTCCAAATCCAACTAAGAAATTTATAGAAACATTAACTACAACTGAAATAAAGCGATTGGCCGAGATCAGGATTAAAAGAAAGAAAAACACCAGAGCGATTAACCGTAGATTCAGGGCTGTTATCTATGCTTTAGCCTTAACAGGCGCTAGAATTAACGAGCTTTGCAATTTAAAATGGACTGATATTATCAATGATAATTTTATAATAAGAGATAGTAAAACCAATGAAGCACGGCAAATACCAGTTGCCCCTAAATTAAAACTGATATTGGATAAACTTCCCAAAAACAAGTATATATTTGGAATGAGAGGTGGAAGGTTACAATCTAATTATCTAAATCTTGAATTAAAACTTAGAGCAAGGGCTTGTCATATTGACAAATCCATCCACAATCATACTTTCAGACATTCATTTATAACGGAATGTTTAAGAAACGACCAAAACCCATTCAAAGTAGCTCAAATTGTAGGTCATAAGAAGTTGGAGACTACCCTAGCCTATACCCATTTAATAACTGATGATCTGTTAAATATCATCAAAGAACATCCATTGGCAACGTCTGGTATCAATCTTGATGTAATTAAAACAAAATTGAGGTTTTTCATAGAGAAGATCAAATCAAGCAAAATCAATGTAACTTTAAAAGAGGAAAATGACCGTATAAGTTTAATTATTGACAATTCGACTAAAAATGTATAAAATGTTTTTCAGACCTCTCCATGAATGGCTGTAACTTTTATTCTTAAAATAATCTTCATAAACAATTCTTATATCCTATCGGTACTTGGTACTTAACTGGGGGAAAAGAGCGGCTAGCCTTTCCCCAGTTATGAATCATTTTCCGGTGCGGGATATAAATGATTTACAGTTTAAGATTATGGTATTTATCAAATGTTGGGCCAATACCCAAAAAACTACTATTCCCCAAAAAGAGATTATTAAAGATATGATTAATAAAGGAATAAATGGTGCTACGGTAAAGTATTCCCTACATTCTTTGATTAACAAAGGATATATAAGAAGGGCTTGGACTGAAAAACAGAATACTACAGAATATGTTATGATTCGTAATATTTAAATATGGAAGAAACTAAACATCTGGGAGGCAGACCAACAAAATATGATCCTATCTTCATTCAAAAGGTAGATGAATATTTACAAACTACTGGTAAGGAACAAATGCATTTACCTAAGATGGAGAGTTTTGCTCTTTATATCAATGTAAATGGTGATACTCTTGTTGAATGGGGAAAGATATATCCAGAGTTTTCCGCCGCTTTAAAAAAATTAATGGCTAGACAAAAAGAACAATTAATAGATGATGGTATTTATGGTGGTAAAGAAGTCAATTCAACTATCGTTAAACTTATTCTTCAAAATAATCATGGTATGAAAGAAAGAACCGACACTACATCAGCAGATAAACAAATAGTAGGATTTAATTATCTTCCTCCTGAAAAACCAAAAGATGCAACAACAAATAACACCGACAATAAAACCAACATATAAACAAAGTCTTGCCTATGAACTTCTTTGGGATGATATTGTTCGTTTTCTCTTATTTGGTGGAGGAGCAGAAGGAGGTAAATCTTGGTTGGGAGCTGAATGGTTGCTTACAAACTGTTATAGATATCCCGGTACAAAATGGTTTATAGGAAGAAATGAATTAACAAGATTAATGGCATCTTCTTATCAAACATTTAGAAAAGTGTGTGTATATCACGATATTCCTCCTGAAGATTGGACATTTAATGGTCAATATCACTATATACAGTTTAAGAATGGATCACGAATTGATTTACTTGATTTAAAGTTTTCTCCGACTGATCCAATGTTTCAAAGATATGGATCAACGGAATATACAGGAGGATGGATTGAAGAAGCAGGTGAAGTTCATTTTCTTGCTTTTGATGTTTTAAAAGGGCGCGTTGGAAGATGGAAAAATAAAGAATATAATTTGTTTCCAAAGATTCTTCTGACTTGCAATCCTGAACAAAATTGGCTATATAGGATATTTTATAAACCATATAAAAAAAATACACTTCCAAAAGGATATGCTTTTATTCCTGCACTTTATAAAGATAATCCTTATACTTCAAAAGAGGCCGAATCTAGATTAGAGCAAATAACTGATCCGATACTTCGAGCAAGATTAAAACTTGGATTATGGGAATATGCAAAAGGTGATAATAGTCTAATTGATTATGATTCTATTGTAGATTTATTTACAAATAGTGTAGCAGTACAAGAATCATCTTTCTTTACGGCTGATGTAGCAAGATATGGAAGCGATAAAATAACTTTAGGAAGTTGGAAAGGATTAAATCTTTATAAGATTACTTGGAAACAAAATAGAAGCATACCTCAAACATCTGAAGATATAAAAATAGAATTAAGAGACGGAAATATTCCTTATAGTCACGCAATTGCAGATGATGACGGAGTAGGTGGTGGTGTGGTTGATATAGTTAAGGGTATTAAAGGATTCGTTGGGAATAGTACACCAATTAAACCGATTATCAATATATACGCAAATAATACAAAAAAAGAAAATTATAGAAACTTACGATCTCAATGCGGATTTATATTAGCTACCAAGATTAAAAATCATGAAATAGCAATTAGTGCAAAGATAGATGAAATCACAAAAGAAATGATTATTGAAGATTTACAGCAAATAAAGAAAAAAGAAACATCAATCGAAGCACCTTTACAGTTGATACCAAAAGAAGAAGTAAAAGAAGCATTGGGTCGATCTCCTGACTTTTCAGATATGATGTTAATGAGAATGTATTTTGAGGTAGATAAACCTGAAAATAATACATGGAAACCAAATGATCCGGGAGGAATAAAACCGCTTTATCCTGAACTTGGAATTTACTAGTTGCATTAAAATAAAATCCTCTTCTAATATATGAGTTTATGATCGCTCCTCCTAAACCAATGCTAACTGCCGGAAATAACTTAGATGGAATAGAACTCACCTCTCCAGAATTAGTGATGCTTCGTAACAATAAACTTCATGGCTATAACTACCGATTTAGAAAATATAATGATTGGACTGAGAATTATGAATTTTACCGGGATAAGGTTATCTATAACCGATTAACCCAAAGGCAGTCAGTCAATCTACCTCTAATGAAGAAAAGCATTAAGACAATGCTTAAATATGTCGATGAAATGCCAATTTTACTTTTTGAGAACTTAGATAATGATAAGACAGCTGAAATCTTCAAGAATGAGTATTGGAAATATACAGTAGAGCAAAACAAAATGGAGATGCAGGACATTATTGATAAAAAACAAGTTATGTTATTTGGCAGGTCTTTTGACCAATGGCAGGTAATCGATGGTAAAGTGGTAATGACTGTTCAAGATCCAGAAGATATCTTAGTCTCACGATATACTGAACCGCATAATATTCATTCATCACGCTTTCTTATCCATACTCATATCTTTGTTCCCTTATCTACATTAGATCAGCACCCAGGATACGATCAGGATGCAGTTGAGAGATTAAAGATATGGCATGCTGGGAAATTAGGACTTATTAAATCGACTACAAATCTTAATATGTTAGCTATGCGTCAGAAGAAACTTACAGATATGGGAGTGTTTGATGCTCATGCACCAATCTTAGGTGAAACATATGTTGAATTATCACTTCATTTTGTTTTCAGAGATAATGCTACTGATGAGAACGGCAAAGAGATTCCAACACAAATAATTCTTTATGTTGAGGCTGATAATATGCAGATTTTAATGAAAAAGCCATTAGAGGAGATCATGGGGACAACTTCAGACCATTACTTCCAGAATCATTATCCTTATTGTTCATGGGCTGACGATATTGAAAGACAGGACTTTTGGAGTGATTCTATTGCTGACATTATTCGACAACCTAATAAGGTCATCAATAGCTGGTATTCACAGTTAGTTGAAAATAGAACGATGAGAAACTTCAATATGCACTACTTCAACTCAAACTTGGAAGGATTCCAGCCACAATCATATGCTCCGATTCCGTGGGGATGGTATGGAATACCAGTACCGCAAAACCAGAATATCAATGATGTGTTGCAAAATGTTGAGATCCCGGAGCTGAAGAACTCTAAAGATGATATCGAATTTATAACAGGTATGGTTAATGAGGCAACTGGTGCTTCAAGTTTACTTCAAGGGACACCGCTTCCGGGAAGAGTGCAGCTTGGTGTTGCTCAAATGACAGCCCAGATGTCTCAGGAGAGAATCAAGGATATGTCCAAGTTCTATACTCAAGCATGGATGGATCGGGGAGAAATGTTTATTAAACTCCTTGAGGCAGCAGCCAGTAAGATCGATGCTGTTAAGGTCTATAAAAAAGGTAGAAATACTAATGATATTTATGCAAGAACTATCGGGCCTAAAGACTGGAAGACTAAATCAGGTTATCGCTGCAAAGTCTGGAGTCAGGATGACAAGAATACTAAAGATAATATGAGTATTCAGAAATTACAGATGGCAAAAGCCAATATGCCAATGAATCCAAAGTTAAATGAAGTTATGAATAGAAAGCTCTTGGAATTTGCAGGTTTAGATGCTGAAGAAGTCAAAAATATTCTACAAACTGAAATGGAAGTCCAACAAGCGATGGCACAACAGGCAGCAATGGCAGCGCAGACTGGACAACCACCACCCAAGTCAGCACAATCAACACCCCAGCCAGCTAATCCAAATCAAGGAACAGTTAATAGTTTAAGTGTTTAATATGGATGAGATTTTAAATAAACTAGGATTAAAATATGAGGATTTAAATAAAGCCGAGAAAGAAACCTTGAATCAATGGATGGATGCTCTTCAGAAAAGTTCTCTTACGATAGAGAAGATTAAAGATGCGATAGCCAATATGAAGTATGCAGTTGAACAGGAGTTAATCAATGAACCTGAAACACGGTTCTTCTTCTTTATTAATAGAAGACAAATATTACTTAAAGCAAGACTTAGAAATTATATGTTGATTGAAGCCCTCTTAACATCTCCTGAACGGGCAAAACAGGCAATCGAACAAGCAGTGTTATCAATTAAAAACAAATAACTATGCCATTCAAATCAAAAAAACAGGAAAAATGGGCTTTTGCTAATAAGAAACCGTGGGCTAAGAAATGGGCTAAGATGACCAAGGGTAAAAAGCTGCCGAATAAAGTAGCCAAAAGAAAAGGTAAAAAGACCGCTAGAATTGAAGACAAAAATAAAGCAAGAAGAATAGCTTTAACTAAAGGATTTTAACTTATACAGATAATATACTCTTGACTTTAGATAAAATTGACATTTATCCTTATATCCTATGATTGATGTAGTAGATGATCCAGTAAAAATGGAAGCAACTCTTAAAAGAAATCGTGAAATAGCGAGAAAAGAATTTCAGGACGAGATTGATAAAATCACTAAAAAAGAAATCCATGAATTAAATGCGTTCCAAATAGCATTTCTTCGAGCAAGGATTTCTTATTTGAAACCAGAAGAGAAAGTTAAATTCAAAAGTATATTAGAACCGACAAAAAAAGTTAAATAATTACCAATTATTCCACAACCTCATAATTAGATGAGGCCGGACAAATATGGCAGAACAAAAATTGCATATAAAACCAACTAAGGCAGAACTAGAAGAAGGGATAAAGAAAGCAACTGAAGAAGTTGAAAAAGAATTAGAAGTTAAAGAAGAGATTCCAAAAGAAGATACTCCTACTCCTCCTTCCTCTGAACCAGAAAAAGAAACTCCATCTGAACCACCTCCATCAAAAAAGAAAAAGGAAGAGAAACCAGAAATAGATTATAAAAAGCAATATATCGCTTCAACTAGAGAGGCTAAAGTTCTTTATTCTAAAGATAAGGCAATGAACCAAGCCATAGAACAAGCCAATGCCTTACATGAACCAACTGATAAAGAGATGATAGCTTCTATTCCTGATTGGGATGTATTATCAGACTTTGAAAAAAGATTAGCCAAAGATACTGAACTTAATAAACGGCAGATGAAAGTTCTTCACCAAGCCTCACAAGCTGGTAAGCCTATTGCAGAATGGTATGATAAGGTGGATAAGTTTATTGAAGATCCAAAAACATTAATAGCTAATCCTGATCTTGAAGGTAAACAGGAAGAATTTAGAATGTTTGCCAGTAAGGAAACAAGGCGGGGAGTTGATTTTGAGGATTTGGTCAAAGCCTTCTTATATGATATAGGACAAGAAGAAGCTAAAAAACCCAAAAATAAGGATGAGATGTTTCCTAGAGGATCGGGTGGGCCATCAACTAAAGAAGAGTCAGGTAATAAGATCTCAACTGAAGAAATGACAAGGATTAGAGAAAGCAATTATAAACTCTATAAAGAGAAATTGAAACAAATTAAAGCCGGAACTTTGGAACTTGAACCTATCGAATAATATTCCCCTTGACATGAAATAAATTGCGTCTTTATCATTACTTCTGAAGACAACTTCATAACCTCTTTTTGAGAAGAGGCCGAAACAAACTTCATATTATTATTTTCTTACCAATACAAAAATATGGCAGCAAGAGCAACTACTCTAGCTCAAGGGTTTTCCCAAAAACTACTGCTTGAGATGTACGACTTGAGCATTCTCGACTCAATCGTCAATAGAGATTATCAAGGAGAAGTTAATGCAATAGGTTCAAAGTTAAATATTTTGAATTTTGATCGTATTACAGAAAGAACTTATACCGGCGCTAATCTTACAACTGCCGATGATCTGACAGAAAACAATGCCATTCTAACGATTTCACAATATAAATCGTTCTATTGGAGAGAAAAGACTTTAGACAATTGGCTTTCATATATAAAAGATCCTCATCCAACAGTTGTAAAACAAAAAGCAGAAGAGCGAGCAAGAAATATGGAACTCTATGCTTTTGCCTTATATGCAAAAGTACAAGCCGGAAACAGGGATGGAACAGATATTACAGCCGGAACAGTTACAATTGATGCTTCAGGAAATGTAACTGGAACAAATGGCGTATTTACGTCAGCCTGTGTAGGTAGAGGATTTAAAGCTACCGGACATTTGAAATGGTATAGAGTAGCTTCCTATGGTGGAACAGACTCAATTGTTATTGAAGATGATCTAGATGATGTTACTACTCAATATACAGGTGGAGTTCTAGGTGGAGGTGCAGCTTATATAATTTCTGCAGTTACACCAGTTTCAGTAACAACTGGAACTTTAGTTGCAAGAGTAGCTCAGCTTAGACAAAAACTAGATAAAGCTGAAACATACGGCATGAACGCCGTTCCAGATAGCGATAGATGGTTAATCGTTCCTCCAGAATTTGAGAATACAGTAGTTAGGTCAACTGGAGTTGTGTTATCGGTTGATGCGGTATATGCCGATCTTATTCAAAAAGGGTATATCGGATCGCTCTTAGGATTTAAAATCTTCAAGAGTAATCGTCTGACAGGAAATAACACATCAGGTTACCATTGTTTAGCAGGACACCCGAATTGGATGACATTTGCTGAGAAATTACTATCAGCAGATATAGAAGAAGTGTTAATCGGAAACTTCGGTTCAGCTTATAAGGATCTTTTCGTATACGGTGCTAAAGTAGCAGATCGTAGAAGATCATTCGCAGCCGAGGGTTTCTGGACATTTGCTTAAAGTTCGGAAGTTTCTTGATAGTTAGATTGGAAGTAGTGTGATAGGCGAAAAGCCTAAGAGTGATATTACTAAAAACTAATATGGCTAATTTTGAATTAATAGGAGACTTACCGAAAAGAACTCAAGCTGAACTCACTAGAGTCCTAGCCATTACTACTAACCAAAGGACTTCAACAGAGCAAGCCTTCCTAGATGCTCTAAAGCCATATCAATATAATGCAGTCATAGCTTATCATACAGACGGCAAAATTCTTATTGCTGAGGGTTATTATCTTCCTACTGGATATTCAGGATTCAAAAAAGGTGCTATTTTTTATGTATTAGGAATATCATCCGGGGCAAATATGTATATTAATACTGGAACTGAAACAACTTCAGCCTTCCAATATGTATTAGCTGCTGGATCTCCGTCAGCTTCAGTCTCACCAAGTGCCAGTATTTCACCAAGCACTTCAAAATCGCCTTCAGCTAGCATTAGTCCCTCGGCCTCGGTCAGCCCAAGTGCCAGTATCTCACCTTCAAGAAGCGCCTCTGCCTCAGTCAGTCCGTCAAGATCTTCCTCTTGGAGTATCAGTCCGTCAGCCTCGGAGAGTCCTAGTGCCAGTATCAGTCCCTCGGCCTCGATTAGTCCGTCAAGATCTTCCTCTTGGAGTGTTTCCCCTTCAGCTAGCATTAGTCCCTCGGCCTCGGTCAGCCCAAGTGCCAGTATCTCACCATCGAAATCTATGTCTTGGAGCATTAGTCCCTCGGCCTCGGTCAGCCCAAGTGCCTCGCTTTCACCTTCCGCATCAGTTAGCCCTTCGGCATCAGCCTCATGGAGTATCAGTCCTTCGGCTTCAGCAAGTGCTAGCGTCTCACCGTCAGCCAGTATCAGTCCATCTGGGAGTGCCTCAGCTTCACTTAGTCCCTCGGCCTCGATTAGTCCGTCAAGATCTTCCTCTTGGTCAATTTCACCTTCGGCCAGTTATTCTCCGTCAGCCAGCCGATCTCCTTCAGCTTCAGAGTCTGCCTCACCTTCAAGCCCAGAGTTCCCACTTCCTTAACTTCCGCTTGACATAAAATAAATATCGTCTGTATAAAAGGCGTATATGATCCGTAAGAATTTCTATTTAAGCGAAGAGAAATACAAATTCCTTGAAGATATAGATGAGATAAGCGTTTCAGAACATATCAGACGTGCCATTGATAAATATATTGAAGTGATTAGAAAGTTAAAAGTTTCACAATCATCATCATATGTCAGAATCAACAATGAGCCCGGTAATGAAAAAAAATACTAATCCACCGATGGTCTTTGCCGAGGCATTAATAAAAATGGTCGAAGGGAAGAAAGTGACTAGAGTCGATTGGCCTGAAGGAGAATATGGTTTCATTGATACCGAGGGATTCTTGAAAATCAAGAGAATCAATGGTTTATTTCAATGGATGTTGCATAAACTGGATATTACAGCTACCGATTGGTTAATAGTTGTAGAAGTTAACTAAATGAAAATAGCGGTTATTGGTGCAACCGGGTGGGTTGGTAGATCAATGATGCAACTTTTCCCTGATGCTTATGCCTATACTTCAAAGATTGGAACAAAAGAAGAGGTTAATAAGTGTGATGTCGCTTTCATTTGTGTCCCAACTCCGTATAATGGCTATAAATTAGGAGTAGAACTTATCGATAATATAATGAGCTGGATTAAATGTCCTCTAATTATTATTAGATCAACAGTCAATCCGGGAGATTGCGATAGGTGGGCTATTAAATACAGTAAAAAGATAGTATTTCAACCTGAATATCTTGGTGAGACTCCAAATCATCCGCTTCTTGATAATAAAAAGGTTTCTTTCATTATCTTAGGAGGAGAACCAGATTATAGAAAAGAAGTCATTGACCTATATGGAACGGTCTATAACGCTAATATCAAAATCAGACAGATGACGCTTCTTGAAGCAGAAGTTGTTAAACTAACTGAAAACCGGGCTATTGCATTTAAAGTTATGCAATGTCAGGAATTATATGATGTATGTCAAAAGGCTGGTATCGATTACTATAATATTCGCGATTCTGTTTATGGTGATGATCCTCGCTTTACTCTCTGGTGGACATTAGTCTACCCTGAAAAAAGGGGATTCAACAACTCCAAATGTCTAAGAAAGGATGTCCCAGCATGGTGCGCTTGGGCGGAATCGGTAGGATATAAACCAGATTTAACCAGAGCATTAATTAGAAGAAGCGGAGAATATGAATTATATGGCGAATAAACTATCAGTTATTATTCCATCCCGGATTGATACTTATCTTAATCCAACAATTAAGGATCTAATGGCTAAAGCTGAAGATGAAGTTGAAGTTATTGTCGTATTGGATGGTTACTGGCCGGAAGAGTTTGTTGAGGATAAGCGGGTTATCTATCTTCATCAAGGGATCTTCTTTAATAACAGGGGAATGAGGGATTGTATAAATGCAGGGATGAGGGTAGCAACAGGGGAATATGTAATGAAGATTGATGAACATTGCATGATGGATCAAGGATATGACAAGAAGTTAAAAGCCGATTGTGATGATAATTGGGTAGTAATTCCAAGGCGCTGGAGACTAAATGCTGATAAATGGATCTTAACTAAAGATGATGAGCCAAAGGATAATCGGCCACCTATCGATTATATGTTTATTGCCTATCCGTTTGAACGGCCATATGATATTGTCTGCGGATTACATGGAGCTGAATGGAAAGCCCGGTGGTGGGAGAGAAGAGACATATTAATTGATGATACAATGGCTTCTCAAGGGAGTTGTTATTTTATGAAGAAAAGCTATTGGGAATACTTAGGAGAGATGGATGGCGATAAATACGGCCAGTTTACCCATGAAGCTCAGGAGATTGGATTCAAGTGCCAGTTCTCAGGAGGCAGACAGGTGGTTAATAAAAAAACTTGGTATGCTCATTATCACAAGGGGCAAAAAGGAAAGGGATTTCGCTTTTGCAATGCTCAATGGGCTAAACTCAAAGCCGATAATGAGAAGGGAAGAAGATACTGCATAGATTATTGGACTCAGACTAAAAACTATACCCATAATCTGGAATGGCTGGTTAAGAAGTTTTGGCCAGTTCCGACATGGCCTGAAGATTGGAAAGTACGATTAGAAGTTGATAAATTCAAAGATTATCGCTACAAATAAAATGAAAAACCGAGGCGAGCTTGCTAAATATTTTAATGAGTTAGGTTTTAAAACTGGTGTTGAAGTTGGTGTTTGTGATGGTACTTATTCATTGGTTCTGGAACAAAGTATCCCCGGAGTAAAACTCTATGGAGTCGACCCTTATATCACTTATCAAAGATATGCTGATTATAGGCGACAAGGTAGTCTAGAGAGAGCGTATGGTCATGCTAAAGAGAAACTAGCACTGTATCCTACCTATGAATTTATTATTAAAACCAGTATGATTGCGGTTAAACAATTTGCCGATGAATCATTAGATTTTGTCTTCATTGATGGTAACCATACTTACGATTTCGTCAAAGAAGATATTAATGCTTGGACTCCGAAGGTAAGAAAAGGCGGGATTGTCTCTGGACATGACTTCTATGTTTTTCCTTCAGGCGATCATGGAGTAATATTTGCTGTTTTAGAATATGTATCAGCTCACAGAATTACATTAAAAACAACCGACTGGGATTTGGAGAATCTAAATAGGGATGAAAGACAACCCAGTTGGTATTTTACAAAAAGATGATTATAGGAAATGGTGATATAGCTCACGCCTTAAAAAAAGTAGATCGTAAAGATTTATTATTCTTTGCTAGTGGTGTCTCAAATTCAAAAGAAGACCGAGGATCAGAATTTGACAGAGAAATAAATTTACTTTTAGATCAGAATACAAAAAAACATATTGTTTATTTTAGCTCGCTTTCACTTTTTTATCCTAATTTTCCTAATACTCCTTATATTAGACATAAGAAAAAGATGGAGAGAACAATTAAAGAGGTTTTTCCAAAATATACAATAGTTAGATTAGGCAATATAACATGGGGCAAGAATCCTCACACTTTACTCAACCATTTCAGAAATAAATTTAAGAAAGATGGGTTGGGTAATTTGAAAATCCAAAATACTTATCGCTATTTGATAGATAAGAAAGAATTTATATATTGGATGAAATTAATACCCGATTGGAATTGTGAGATGAATATTCCGGGGAGAATGTTAAAAGTTAAAGAGATCGTCTCTGATCTTATTAGAGAATATGGATACGCTTTGTCTCATACTGGCAAAATATAAACTAACTTTACAAGATAAAATTGAAATTCCTAATGTCAATAGAAATGATCTTATTGATTTATTGCATGAATTTAATTTTAAAGTCGGAGTTGAAATTGGAGTCCAGACAGGACTATATTCTGAAATTATCTGTCAAAAGAATCCTCAAATGATGCTCTATGGAGTTGATGCTTGGAGGGCTTATATCGCTAATCCTAATATCGGAGACTTGACTTCACAAAAGACAGCCGATAGATATTTTGGAATAACTAAAAAAAATATGAAGAAGTATCCTAATTATAGAATCATAAAGGCATGGAGTAGAGATGCAGTAAAAAGATTTAAGAATAATTCAATAGATTTCGTCTATATCGATGCCGACCATGAATATTGTCATGCTTTAGAAGATATAACTATATGGACTAAAAAAGTAAGAAAGGGTGGGATAGTCTCTGGACATGATTATTATAATACAAGATCGATGAGTAGGATAGCAGTTGGTGTAAAGAACGCAGTAAACATATATGTAAAAGAAAATAATATTAAACCATTAATAATTTGGGGATTGAATGCTAGGATTTCCGACTTTAAGCAAGACAAATGGAAATCTTGGTCGTTTATTAAACCATGATAAAAATTGGAGTTTTAACAGCAAACTTGGGGAATTTTGATGTTAATGTTGATAATAAGAAACAGAATTTAAGAGAGGATGTCGAAATGACATTTCATCGGTGGGATGATAAGAACTTCCCGCCTTGTGCCGGATTGACTCCAAGAATGCAATATCGGATTCCTAAGATGTTTGGCTGGCAGATGTTCCCCGGATATGATTATTATCTCTGGATGGATGGATCATTTACCATGCAGCATCCTAATTCTTTAATGTATTTTTTTGATTGGTGTAAAGATCACGATGTAGTAGTCTTTAAACATCCTCACCGAAACTCAATCAAGGAGGAAGTTACTTATATTGAATGGAAACTATCTTTAAGAAATCTATATATCTCTAAACGGTATCAAAATGGCTTTCATAAAGAACAACTTGAAGTCATAGAAGCCGATAAGGATTATAAAGACGACAAACTTTACACTTCAACCGTCTTTTTCTATAGAAATACTCTAAAAGTCCAACAGGCATTATGTTTTTGGTGGTATCATTCATCGCGCTTCTTTACTTGTGATCAGGTGGTCGAACCTTATGCTTTCTGGAAGCTGGGACTTAAAGTGCAGGTTTTAAAAACACATCAATATCATAATCGATTTGTTAAATTAACCAGTCCACACCCATGAAATTATCTATTGTTATTCCGGCATATAATGAACAACAGACCATAGGAGAAGTTGTTGCGGATATTGCTACAAAATATCCTAAAGCAGAAATAATTGTCGTAAATGATAAATCAACTGATTTAACACCTGCAATTCTATCAAGATATCAAAATATATTTTCTAATCTTAAAGTTTTACATAATAAAGAAAATATCGGCCATGCCAAATCTCTACTTAGAGGATTAAAAGAAGCTAAGGGTGATTATATTCTTTATATGGATGCCGATAATCAAATACGATTGTCCAATTTTAAATTAGAACCATTGAATTTTGACTTATTAAGTGGATATCGTGTGAATAGACAAGATAAGTTTTTTAGAAAAATAGTAAGTTTTATCCTTAAAATGACAATTTTAATTAGACACCGATTGTGGATAAAAGATGCTAACTGTCCATTTAAGATTTTCAAACGATCAGAGTTGAAACTTTTGCTTCCGGGTTTAC